AAACCTGAATCTGATTCTGCCGTTGAATCCGGCAACCCCCACCTGCCCCTCCAGAAGAATTCCAATGTTGTTGGAGCGTATCTCTCCGATCGCACCCGTCGTGCCGCTGTACTCGATGGGGATGTTCAGCTTCTTGTAAAAGCTGAAATTCTTGATCAAGGTGCACGCATCTTGCGTTCCTGCATTGTCTGAGGACAATGTCTGGTAATTGAGTGGGTAAAACTTGTCGTGCAATAGCTGGAACCGACCCTGGTTGGCGAGGTTGCGGAAGCTGTCGATGATGTTCAGAGCCAAGATGTCTCCGATGGCGGCGGCAGCACCGTTGCATTGTCTGTCCAGGTATACGATTACCCTGACCCTGTCGCTTGCTGGGGGAGACGCGGCTCCGTTGGCGCCTGGCAGTGTTAACGAAGCCTGCCAGTGCATCGATCTGATGGTACACTTTCTGCCAATTCTTTGGCTCTCGGTGACTCCTTGGGCAATGTTAATGATCGATCCGGTGATCGTCCCATTGGGTGCGACGATAGCGTCGATTGCATTGAAGTCGAAAAACTTCAATTCACCATCATGTCCGTATCTGCCGTAGAACCCACCGGTTCTGTCCACGCCCTGGACGAAGGAGGTTCTCCTTCTCTTGGCGCTGGGCATGGGACGATAGATGGCTAACACTTTGCCAGCTGCTACGTCCCTCCTCTTTCTTTTCATATCTCTGCGAAGCATCCTGTCAAAAAGTAAATCAGAAAACGAACGTTAGAACGCCGGAACGGTGACAAGAAAATGTTTTCGCTGATTTAGGGAGATTTCAGGGAGATATCATATCTGGAACTCTAAACCGAGTTCCTAACTTGGAATACCAGTCGCGCCGTACCAAAGCTTCGACCTAATTAGGTCGAAGTTAACACACGCCGCGGTTCAACATGATCTGGCATACTATATATGTATTGCGTGTGCGTAAAAAGTTGCTTGCAACTTTTCTGGTGCCACCTAACGGGAGAGCACCGGTCATGCACTACCCCGGCTTTTTCTCAAAAAGACCCGTCACACGTGTGCGTATTCAGCTAACAGCTTACGGGATTAGGCGCCCTAATCCAACTATCGAGTTTCAAGCTATTTTGAAAAAATTAAGCTTTTGCTCAGAAGAAGTGCAGGCTAGTATTACCCTGCACTTCTGAGTAACTCGAATTGGCTCCTGCCAAAAGCTATGTCTCGCTACCGGAATGTGTGCTTCACCTGGAACAACCCTACGGGTCTCATCGATTTCACCGAAGAGATGAGGTATTTGATTTATCAGGAGGAACATCCAGAAGGAGGTACTTACCACTTTCAAGGCTACTGTGAGTTCACCGAACAGGTAACTCACAATCACGCGAAGGAGCTGCTTGGTGGAGACTCGGTGCACATCGAGCGACGTAAAGGCAGCGCGAAGCAAGCCGCGGACTACTGCAAAAAGGACGACACCCGAGTGCCCTGGACAGTACCAATCGAAGAGGGGACACCCCGTACCCAAGGTAAGAGGATTGACTTGGAGGGGTTTAAAGACGAGGTGATGAGCGGAGCGAGGCTACGAGATCTTATTGACGACCATGTCGGAATCATAGCTCGCTACCCCAAGTTCTATCAGACACTGACTCTGATGAACAGACCCCAAAGGACAACAGATCTTGTTGTCACACTCCACTATGGGGAAACTGGTCTTGGAAAGACCCGCTCGGTTGAGGATGAGTGCGGAACTGATCCCTCTTTCTATCGAGCGCCACTCAACAACGGAACCATGTGGTTTGACACTTTCGACAGACACACGACAGTGTTGCTTGACGACTTCACAGGTTCTGCCTCTCACTTCACCTTGTGTTCTCTGCTTCAGCTGCTGGACAGATATCCTATACTTGTGCCGACAAAAGGAGGACATGCTTGGTGGATGCCCGATGCGGTGCATGTCACAACCAATCTTCTTCCCAGAGACTGGTACAAATGGGAAAACCGAGGGGAGCAGTATAAGGCCCTCGCCAGAAGATTCCACAAGGTCTATCTCTATTACTTGCCTCTGTCAGAGTCTGATTGTGGTCGAGTTGAACAAGAGCCAATCTGGTGGCAAGAAAACAAGCCTGACCAGGCATTTTATTGAATAAAAGCTTATCTGTCTGAAAACCTGAATCTGATTCTGCCGTTGAATCCGGCAACCCCCACCTGCCCCTCCAGAAGAATTCCAATGTTGTTGGAGCGTATCTCTCCGATCGCACCCGTCGTGCCGCTGTACTCGATGGGGATGTTCAGCTTCTTGTAAAAGCT